CAAGAGTATTACCTGACAAACACATTGTCAAAATGCCTCTTGAAACATGTCAAATGTTATCAATGGTGTATTCCAAATGGTACTTTGATTGGGGTCAATTAACCAAAAGAGATGGTACACCCTACAAAACAGAGAAAGGCGCCTTCAGAGGTCATCCCTGCACCGCCTGGGCAGCAGAAAACATATACAACACCGCATGGTTAATTGCACATGGATTTGGATTGTCTAATGAATATACAGAAAGATATGATAAAACCCACACATGTGAAGAACCATTGCTAGAAGCAGAAGCAATATTCTACGAAAAAACTGGACAACTTCCAAATGATTGTTATCATAAGGCAACACAGTTCCCTCGTGCTATGCCTGAAGAATGGAAGTTTGATGATAGTATAGACACCTTTGTTGCATACAAAAGATACATTGCATCAAAGCCATGGGCTGCAACTAACTATCTTCGTATACCTGACCGTAAACCTGAGTGGCTATGAAACTAACACAAGAAATTATTGACCAGATTCAAGAGGCAATGTTGCATACCAAGAAGGATGGCACTGTCAACTGGAAAGATACTGATGAGATTGTAGTTCAATTAGCAGGGACATTTGCTGCTGACAGATTTATTGTCATTAAGAATAGAACAAAAGACCCAGTAGTATCTGCTGAACCACATCCTGATTTCGATTACGAAAGAAAGGTCTTTACCAAAGATGGTAGAGAAGAATACATGAAAGAATATGCAACTCAAAGATTGCACAATGATATAAAAAAAGCAAAATGAAAGAATTTGATTATGACCTCGATTACAAGAACATTGATTTTACAATTGAAGAAAATCGCAAACTTTATCGCATTGGAAGGGGAGAACAAGGAGTGCTATTGGTACGGCCTTACACTAACGATATATGCGCTCATTGGAGATTTGTAAATGAAACTATTGCTCGCAAATCTGCTGATAAAATCTACTCCATGTTTTGTGACTATAAGGAGCAACAGGACTTCATTGGAATGGATATGGCAAGGAAGTTTCTTGAAATGGGATTTACTCGCTCCCGTAGGTATGCAAATCATCCTAGTGGAAAGAAATACGCTAGAGATGGTTCCATATCACCGCAGTCGCCAACCGCATTACACTGTGAAAAGTCGCGTTCTGCAACTGTTTTCAAAAAAATGAGGGACAGAGCAGCATACGATGAAACTTATCAAAAACTACGCAAACAATGGAGATCTGAAGAATGATTTTACCAGGCACAACCGTTACAATTGATAGTCCAAACTCAATATATAATGGGTATGTTGGATTCGTTCAACGATGCACAAAGAAAACAGCATCAGTTCTGTTTGATAACTATTCTCCTTGGGAGAAACTTGTCACGTTTAAAATAACAGAGTTAAAAGAAGGTGGCAACATTCCAAAATCAAAAAATTATTAATTATGACTTCAGTTTTTGAATTACAACTTGCAAAAGATTTTTTGTTTAGTGCATGTCCACCAGTATATACTTTACCTGGTACTTGGAGTAGTCCAGAAAAGATCGCTAAATGTAATGAAACACTTATACCACATTTAACATTAAATCCTAACTTTACATTTGCTATATCCATAGCAGTGATTACAATATTATTAGCAGGGTATGGAATCTATAAAGGATTCTTTGCTAACGAAGGTCTCTCAGATCCATGGGATGATCATGATGACTAAGTTAATTGAGAAAGATGATCCACAATGGTTTGCACAGACAAGTGATAAACTATATGATCGTCATCATTACAAAATAGTTTCTAAACACTATGCTACTTTTATTGTAAAATCTTGGAATGAAGTTCAAGAGTGGTGGTGGAATCATTGCAATATGTTTGGTTTTGATGCTAGGATAGAAGTCTTAGACATACCAAAATCTAATAAAGGTTTTAAATAATGACTAAACTGTGGGAGATATGGAAGTATGCACTCGGATCATTCTCAGACGACAGAACAAAAGAGTATGACAATTACGTTGTTGTGGTACGGACTATTATATTTGTCAGTTACCTCATCACTAATTGCTTTATTATTAGCGGAGTAATCCGACACTGGAACAATGTACCAACTGAAAGACTATCTATACAGCATCAACCAATCAAAGAAGAGTATTTGTACATGTGATACAGATGCAGAAAAAAAGTATCCTGCATTTGTAGTAAATAGATGTCTTAGTTCCTTCACTGATACTGTCTTGTTTGCTAATGAGATGAACAAAAATCCTCACTTACCAAACAAGATGCAATATGATTTTTTACTAAATAGTGTGAAGCCAAGGAAGAGATTTTCTCCTTGGACTAGAAAAGATTCTATTGATTATCTTGATATAGTTAAGGAGTATTATGGTTATAATGACGATAAGGCACTCCAAGCACTCAGAATTCTCACCAAGAATCAACTAGATTATATTAAAAAATCATTGAGCAAAGGTGGTAAAAATGAACGGTGACACTGATATAAAATGGAAGCAATCTGACATGGTAGAGGTAACTCTAGGTGAACCAGATGACTTTCTAAAGGTGAGAGAAACATTAACAAGGATAGGTGTAGCGTCACGCAAAGAGAAAAAAATTTATCAATCCTGTCATATTCTACACAAACAGGGTAAGTATTTTATAGTACACTTTAAAGAATTATTTGCATTAGATGGAAAGAATACAAATCTTTCTATAAACGATCTACAGAGAAGAAATAGAATAGTACAGTTGTTATTAGACTGGGGATTAGTATCAATAGTAGAAGAAAGTAAAGAGAAGATAGCAGATCTTGCACCTTTGAATCAAATCAAAGTGTTAAGTTTTAAAGAAAAGAACGAATGGCGACTTGAATCCAAGTATAATATTGGAAGAAAGAAACAAGAATCTGACTAATGAAGTATCATCTTTATGACGAAAATGAGAAACATCAAGGTAAGTTTAATTCTGTTCAAGAGTTAAGAAATTTTTTATGTGACAGGAAATATGATCTGAGTTGTGATGCAGATATGTCATGCACTTTTGATTATATTAAACACATTAAATGGTTCTTTGAAATAGAAGAGTAGTTGACAACTTTTAGTTGACTTGTTATACTAAAGTAGTAAGTCGCTAAAACATCATGTTTAATGAAATGTTTGCCGATGGTTCATTACAGAATTACATTGAGCAGAATCTAGAAGACCCTTGGAAGTCAACTCCCTTTGAAGGTTACGTTTATATGTCACCTAAACAGAAAGGAGAGTTTGGTGAGAGGTTCACAACTAAGTATCTTGAACACTTAGGACACGAAGTAAAGAGAGCAAAGACATCAACAGCAGGACACGATAGAGTCGTTGATGACCTTCTAACAGAAATCAAATTTTCTCTTGCAACTAGAAACAGATCAAAAGGTGGAGTGATAGATGATAAGTTTATCATTAACCATGTTTCTTCTGGTAAAGATTGGGAGAGACTTGTATTTGTAGGAGTCAATCAAAACGAAGATGATCTACGAGTAGTATGGTTCTCTAAAGAAGACTTTAATAATAATTTGTCATCTGACAATTCTTTATTTAATGTTCAACAAGGTGGTAAAGGTGTAGGTAATGATGACTATATCTGTACAAAGGTAGAGTCATTACTAAAATCTGATTGGGTTAACAGTATAGACTCTTGGTAATTCAATAAATATTTTAGTACAGGTAGCACAAACCGTACTCACATTCTAAGCAATTCATTATAAAATAGTATTGTGATGCCGAAAGGGTCACAGTAATATACGTCGCTTTACGGAGGGCACAATGGTAAACTATACATGGGAGAACTTTGCTCCTTTTACACTCGGATTAGATGAAACACTCAACAGACTTGAAACTTTTGCAGGATCAGGAACAAACTATCCTCCTTACAACATCTATAATGGATCTAATTCTAGAACCATATTGGAGGTCGCTCTTGCAGGATTTTCGCAAGGGGACATTTCTGTAGAAACTGAAAGGAATGTTTTAACGATTTCAGCAAACAAATCTTCTAAAGAAGAAAAGAAATATTCACACAAAGGAATATCTAATAAAAACTTTTCACGTAACTGGCAACTAGCAGATGATGTAGAAGTTGAATCTGTAGACTTTAAAGATGGTCTTCTTACAATAACATTAATGAAAGAGTTACCAGAAAAACAAAAACGTCAGAAACATTTCTGATTGACAAATCAACAAAAGAATACTATAATGAAATGGGATCTGTAAAAGGATCCCATCTTGTTTGACAAATTTTATTTTAGGTGCTATAATATGGCAGTATCTGTTGTTACCCTAAAAACAGGGGAACGCATTATAACCGAGTTAAAAGAAATCTTTGATGGAGAAGGAG